CTCTCTTTGACTTTGATATAAAAGTCTGGGAAGTATCTATGAATCTTATTGTCTATTGGAGATCTATAAGGAACTGCAATTTCTTCTGAGAACCATTCTAAAATATTCTCATTCGTATCACAATATTTCATAAAAGTCCTTTCCCACAAAGATCTATACACAATATTTGTGGGGTCTCCTTTATACTTTTTTGGGAATGCTGGTTGATATTTTCCCTTATAAGACATCTAAATAAGTATACTAAGACTCATAAAAGGTATTTAGAGTGGTCAGACCTCGTAGAATATCGGACTTTAAACCACTATTCACTAATCTTGCCCAGACCTCACACTTCCAAGTTATTTTTGGTGGGTTGCCTGGAGCACTTCTATCGCATCTTTATATTAGGGGTGTTAGTCCAAGATTTATTGCCGAAGATGCTGGATTATTGTGCCATTCTGCATCACTACCAGGAACTTCATTTGCGACTGCAGATATCAATAATAATTTCACGGGAGTAAATGAGAGAGTTGCTCATCGTAGAATCTTTACTGAAATTGGTTTGGAATTTTATGTTGATAGGGATTATAGGCAATTAAAATTTATAGAACACTGGATGGAATTTATTTCCAGTGGTTCTGGTGCAGATCCAACTAGAGAGGGATATTACTTTAGAATGCAATACCCAGAGGCATATAAGTGTAATACAACCAAGATTATTAAATTTGATAGAGATTATAATAGAGAACTTGAATATAACTTCTTCGGTCTTTTTCCACTTTCTTTAAATTCTACACCAGTAAGTTATAATGGTTCTGATGTATTGAGAATCAGTGCTTCATTTAACTATGAAAGATATATTTGTGGTAAGGCATTGAGTGTTGATGTCGCACGGAATATTAGTAATAATATAATTCCTAACATTACTAATATTTCCAACACAACCAATCAATTAAATAGACTTGCAACGGGAAGAGACGAGTTGACTAATAGAAACCTCAATCTTGGAACTGGAAGACTGGATGATCAAAGACCTGTTGGGGTTGCCTAAGTCGTCTAAATAATTTTAACTGAACTTTATAGGATATTATGCCTTTACCAAAAATTGCAACTCCAATTTATGAGTTGGAAATTCCTTCATTAAAAAAGAAAATTAGATATAGACCCTTTTTAGTTAAAGAAGAAAAGATTCTGATTATCGCACTAGAAACCGAAGATTCCAAACAGATTGCGAATGCAGTTAAGAGTGTTATTACAAACTGCATTTTAAGCAAAGGTATTAAAGTAGAAGACTTGTCCACATTTGATATTGAGTATTTGTTCCTTAATATTAGAGGTAAGTCAGTTGGTGAAACTGTGGATGTTTTGATTACCTGTCCTGATGATGGAACAACTCAGGTTCCTACAAGCATCAATCTAGATGAAATCAATGTTGAAGTAGATCCAAAGCATTCTCGTGATATTAAGTTGGATGATTCTTTAACATTGAGAATGAGATATCCATCAATGACTGAGTTTATTAAGAACAACTTTGATTCTGGTGAGAGTGTAAGTGTTGATGATACCTTTGATTTGATTGTTTCTTGTATTGATCAAATCTATTCAGAAGAGGAATCTTGGACTGCGAGTGATTCCACAAAGAAAGAACTGCTAGAATTCGTTGAGCAATTAAGTTCGAAGCAATTCAAAGAAGTTGAAAAGTTCTTTGAGACAATGCCCAAACTTTCTCATACAATTAAGATTAAAAATCCCAATACTAAAGTTGAGAGTGAGGTAGTTCTGGAGGGATTATCTGCTTTTTTCGTGTAAGTATGGCGCATACTGACCTTGCGTCATACTACAAGACAAACTTTGCTATGGTACAACATCATAAATACTCTTTGACGGAACTTGAAGATATGATCCCTTGGGAGCGGGAGATCTATGTAACTCTACTACAAAATTATATCGAAGAAGAAAATCTAAAGAATCAAGCAAATGGCTGATCTCGCACAAATAGCACAAAGTGGAATAGATCCTGTATCAGGGTCCTATTTGTCGTCGGAAAGAAGAAGGGCAATATTTGAAAAAAGTCGTAATGTATCATCAAATATTTTTAAACGTGGTGGTCCGCTGGTTGCTATTAATAGACAACCAGATGAAGGGGCTTTAGCACTTGTACAGACTCAATCACAAACAATAACTTCATTACGGGAGGAGGTTAATACTCTAAGGACTAGAGTTAATAGTTTTGATGATGTAATAAGAATCCAGACTCAAACGATAGGTGGAGTACAGCAACAGATTGGTGGATTAAGCACAGAAGTTACCGATTTTAGTGGTGCCTTAAGTAGAATTACTGATGTAATTGCCTATGACAGTGTTCTCGAACAAAATCGTACAAAACAGGAGCAAGAAGAACAGAGAAGGGCAACAGAACAGGGATTAAGAGTAGGAAGAGAAAGTCTTTTAGAAAAAGCAATTCAAGGTGCATTGGTTGCCCCTGTTCAAAAAATCGCACAAAAGGCACAATCTATTTTAAGTAAAGTAGCACAATTCTTTACGACACTATTTGCTGGATGGTTTGCTAATAAAGGAATTGAGGTTCTTAGAGCATTATCAGAAGGAAATGGTAAAAAATTAGAAGAAATTAGAGATAATGTTCTAAAAGGTCTTGGAATTGCTGTCGGAACATTATTCTTATTGAATGGTGGATTTTTTGCTATTGCTGGTACTATCACAAAACTATCTCTTAAAATTGGTGGGTGGTTACTTAAGAATACTGTTGGTAGATTCTTTGGAGCACTTGGAAATCTATTGAAGTCTGCCGGAAACGCAATAGTTTCGACAGCAAAGGCTGGAGTAGCAGCAATAACAGGCACTGGAGCAAAGGCAGCAACAACACGTGCTGCTGCTGGGTCTGCTGATGACGTTGCCCGTGCTGCTGCCGGAGCAGGAGCAAATGTTGCCGACGATGCCGCTAAAGCAGGTTTAAAAGGAGGGGCAGGACTTTTTGGTAAACTACTCCCAGGATTGGCAACAGGAGTTAATCTTACTGCTTCTGCATATAGATACAGTCAGGGTGATACTACAGGAGGAACTTTATCTCTAATATCGGCAATTCCTATTATCGGATGGGGTGGGGTTGGTGTTGATGTAGCCAGAGAATTTGGTGTTTTTGAAGGAACTTTTCTTGGAAAGAATCAAAATAAAAAAACACCACCAAAAGCAGCAGTAACCCCAAAAACACCAGTAGTACCAAAAAATAAAACACCAAATGCCCCCACTCCTGCAGGAAATGAGCAATCATTTGATCAGAAGATGGGAGATTTAACATCTCAAGCAAGTAAAATTGATTGGACAAAACCACCACAATTTGGAGAAGTTAATATAAATCCAGAGCAAGGAACTCCCGCACAAGTTTCATCACAACCAGCACAAGCAGATATAAAAACACCTGCTCAAACTAGTAAAATAGCAACATTACCACTTAATGTGGGTCCAGCACCAGAACCAACACCAAATGTAGTGTATAAGAGAATAGGTTCTTCTGCTCAACAACAATCTGGTGCTGCTCCTACTGGTGGTTCTGTAAATGAAGTTCCAGCAATATCAGCATCAAACCCAGATAATTTCTATGTGCTCTATTCACAAGTTAATTATAATGTGGTAATATAAGATGGCAGTAGCAGTAAAACCATCCAATAGTCTCATCAATATTCGTTCCAGTATCAAGTCCGTAAGGTCTTCATTTTCTGGTCTAAAGAAAAAAACTGGAAAACTTAATAATATTCTATTAAGAAAAACAAAGGTAAAAAGAGAATCAATAGCAAGAAATTATATTCTTTCCCAAAGAAGACAAGAGGGAGAAAGAAGAAAAAATAGAGAGGACTTGATAGAAGCATCAAGTATCGGTGGAGTATTCAAGAGACAGGCAAAGGCAATTGCTTCAAGTACTAAAGGATTCTTGGGAAGAATTATGGACTTCCTTGGAACTCTGTTAGTTGGATGGTTGCTTTATAATCTACCGTCCATTATTACGATGGCACAAGAATTGATTGCTAGAATGCAAAGACTTTCTACTATTGTAAGTGGATTTTTTAATAATACTGTGAGTATCTTTAGAGGATTTGGAAATGTTCTAGGTGCTATTGGTAAAAATATTCTTACCTTTGACTTTACTGATAGTAACAAAAGAGTTGAGAATGCTGTGAAAGGTTTGGGAAATACCTTTGATGATATGCAAAGTCAGTTTGATGAGGGATTTAGATTACTCACTACATCTCTTGGTGAAGGAATTTCTAGTGGACAAGATTCTCAACCTTTTGGAACTGAATACCCAAATCAGAGTATGCAAGAACCTTCTACTCCTTCTGGTGGTGGGGGTGGATCTCCAGATTTTTGGACTCTTGCCGCAGTTTCTGCATTAGAAGATGGAGATCCACAGGGAAGAGCAGATGTGGCACAATCAATTTATAATAGAGCAGCATCAGGAGTATTTGGAACAAGTTCAATTAGGGGCATTATCCTCTCCGGAAATGGGAAACAATATGAACCTGTAGGTAGAGCAGTAAAAGAATTTAATGCAATACAAGATAGGGAAGGTGCAATAAGAGCAGTAATGAAAGCAAATAAACTATCAAGATCTAATGCAGAAAAAATAATAGATGATACAGTATCTGCGATCACTAACCCAACTTTAAAGAAAAATGCTGCTAAGTTTGTTGAAAATAGAACCGACTTTTTAGGTGCCGGATTGACTCCAAGTAATTCAAGTTCTACAGATTTAAGAAGAAGAAATCAAAATGATAATATCTTTGGTAATTATGTTGGTCCAGCATCTTATGAATATGGAAGAAAAACAAAAGGTCAAGCATCATCAGCACCTACTTTAGCATCAACACAAACAGCAAAAATGACCCCAGCAGTCACAACTACTGTAAAAGATTCTATAAATGTTGCTGGACCTAGGGGAGGAACTGCTACCGTTGGACTTAGTGGGGGGAGGGGTGTATTTGGAGCACCACGACGAGGTAGAATGCACGAAGGGATTGATATTGGAACTTCTGGTGCAAGAGGTTATTATGTTTCTTTTAGAAGTAGTGGAAAAGTTGTTTTTGCTGGAGTTGCGGGCGGATATGGAAATTGTGTAGATATTGTCACTTCAGATGGGACTTGCTACAGATTTGCCCACCTTGCAAAAATGATGGTAAAAAATGGGCAATCATATAATGGTCAAACTATTGGTGAAATTGGAAATACTGGAAACTCTCCAGATGTTCATTTACACTTTGAAGTTAGACTTGGTGGTCCTTTTGGAAAAGCAATAGATCCAAAACCATATCTAGGGCTTCTTTCGATTGGAAGAGAATTAACTGGAACTTCTGGGCAACCAACAACAATTTCTGCACCAACACCAGTACAAATAGCATCACAAGGAACTCAACAAAGGCAACAAATGTCCCAACAACTTTCACAACAAAGAAATGGTCCTACTATTGTTGTGATAGAAGAAGACCCACCAGCACAACAACAAGTCTCTGCCGGAGCTGGTGGAGGGGGAATGATTCCCATCATAATTAATCCGTTAAATAGTTTCATCACAAAGAAACTCTTACTAGATTTAGCATACACATAATGTCAGTAAAAAAGTCAATTTACGAAGAACTTATACTTGAATCTAACGACCAGAAAAGGACCGTTGATATTAGAACTGGTACAGTTTCTATTGATTATTATGAGGATATCTTCTCACCCACAATCACCGCAAAGATTCAGGTAGGAAACACTGGAGATTCTATTCAGGCACAAGATAATGAAGGAAATGCAACAGGATCATTTCAGTCAATCTATAATGGTCTTCCCTTAAGAGGTGGTGAAAGAGTTTCCTTAAAGATTGCTGGTAATTCTAAAACCAATCCTGGACTAGATTTTGCAACTGATGAAAAAGATTATCTTTATGTCTCCAGTATCAGTAATGTTATTTCAGAATCACAAAAAGAATTCTTTGAACTAAATCTAGTTTCAAGAGAAGCAATCACAAATGAAACTGTAAGAGTTCCAAAGAAGTTTCCAACCAGTCAATCTATTGATGAGTCTGTAAGAAGTATCATTACAGAATATC